ACACATTGACAAATGCGGATTTCACATTAAATCTAACTGTCGGTTCAACGATTCAGAATGACATTACCGCTTACACCTTCCAGTATGGGGAAACCGTTGATTTCGGAATCTTCTTTAATACGGAAGTGAAGCAGAGCGAGATGCTGATGTCGTTTGTCAAGATGTTCAACTTATACATTGAGCCAAGCCAAGACCAACCAAAGGTTCTGAGGATTGTTCCCCGTGACGATTTCTACAACGGAGTGAATGTGGATTGGACAAAGAAGTTGGACTACTCACAACCCGTTGAGATTATTCCAATGGGTGAGTTAGATGCGAATCCTTATGTCTTTACTTACAAACAAGGAAAGGATGATGGAAATGTAAGCTACCAGGAGAACTATCAAACCACCTACGGACAAAGAACCTATCAGGTAGACAACGATTTTGTCAAAAGTGAAAAGAAAATTGAGATTGTTTTTGTACCTACGCAAATCAGGAACTACGACATTGGACAAAAGAACCTTGTTTTGTCAGCGGTTGAGGGCAAAGATGATGGAGATTTGAGGGTATTGTATTACGGTGGTTTGACAAATGGTGTAAGTGTGCGATTCCTTCCATCATTTGCTCGTACTTTTTCCTTGAGTGCGCAGAGAGTGAAGACAGCAATTCCCTTGACAATTCATTATGATTCACTTTCAAACCCTACAATTGACCTTTTGTTTGGAATGCCTAGAGAAGTGGGTATCGGTGCAGGATACAATTACACCAATTCAAACCTTGTCACTAACTACTACTACCGATTCATCACCGAGATCACCAATAAGAACTCCAAGATTGTACGAGCTTATTTCAGAATTACCCCATCGGATTGGTTCAACTTGCAATTCAGCAATTTGTATTTCTTTGAAGGACAGTACTGGAGGTTAAACAAGGTCAACGATTACAATCCGGTTGAAGAAGGTGTTTATGAGTGTGAATTCCTTTTGGCTCAATTCATTCCACCAGCGGCAATCACGATAAAAAAAATGGGTGCTGGAACTGCTCAAGGGGCGCACACCGATGTCTATGGTGATGTGTATCCCGGTGGTCAATTTCCAATCAAACCTGGTATTAAAGGGGTCAGCGTTGGAACAAGCGAAGGAAGTGGTGTTTTTGTTGGTGAAAACTTTAGCGGAAACGGCATTAACAATAGTGGATTTGGATCAACAAACATTCATTATCCTAATGGGGTTGATGGGTCGGTTGTTCTTGTTTCAAATGATTTTGAACCTACCAAACCTGATACACTCTACATCGGGAATTACGAGATGTATCCATCTTTTTTGAGTGGAGGTTCGGTCAAGACGGTAACGGCAAACACAACGGCAACAAAAGACGATAGATTGTTTTTGGTTGATACCACAAGTGGAAGCAAGACAATCACCTTGCCTGATCCAACGGGTTTAAGCGGGAAACAATTTGCAGTCAAAAAATTAACTTCCGCACATACGATCACCGTTGATACAACTGGAACGGCAAAGATTGACGGTGCGGATACACATTCAATCAATCAACATTGGGCATCACACATCTTTGAAACAGATGGGGTGAATTACTTCATAATAGCAGAAAAATAATGGCACTAAACGCAACGATTGACCTAACCGTCAAAAAGCCCGACTTCAAATCAATGAAGGCGGAGATTAGAGAACTAACAGTCGCAGCTCAACAGGCGGTGATGCAGTTCGGTGAGTTCTCACCTGAAGCCGTCAAGGCAGAACAAGCACTTGCTGGTGCGAGAGATAGGATGGATGACTTCAATGATCGTGTGAAAGCGGTCAATCCCGATAAGTTTGCCCAATTGAACACAGTTGTTTCGGGTGTTGCTCGTGGATTCCAAGCGGCACAAGGGGCAATGGCGTTGTTTGGAAATGAAAGCGAGGATTTGCAAAAGACGATGGTCAAACTGCAAGGTGCGATGGCATTGGCTGAAGGTCTTGAAGGTCTTGGAAAGGTACAACAGCAGTTTGGTGCAATCGCAAAGAACATCAAAGGTGGGGTAACTCAAGCATTCCAATCATTGGGAAGGATTTCAACTCTTGCATTGGGTGGAATTGGTATTGTCTTGACATTGATCATCACCAATTTTGATACACTCAAAAAAGCCGTGATGAGTTTGATTCCTGGTCTTGGGTCAATGGCAAAGTTTGTTGGTGGATTGGTTCAGCAGTTTACCGATTGGGTTGGAATCACATCTGCCGAAGATAGGGCATTGGAGAAGTTGAATAAGACAACTGCAAAAGCCAATGAGCAACTTGACCGAGAGATTGCATTGTTGAAAGCAAGAGGAGATGAAGTTGGTGTGTTTAATAAGCAAAGACAAAAGTTGGAGAATGACCTTGCACAAGCTCGTGCAAACTACGGCAAGAACACGGAGAAGGAATGGGGCAAGATTATTTTGGATACCAAAAACGCATTGGCAGTATTACGAGTTGAAGAACAGAACTTTCAAAACCAACAAGCACAAGCACAAGCCGATGCAAACGCACAAGCGGAAAAGGATAGACAAGCGGAAAGAGACAAGAAAAAAGCCGAGAAAAAGAAAGAAGAAGAAGAAGCAAAGGCAGCGGAAAAGTTAAAAAATGAGCAAATTGCTGAAGCGAATCAAGGGTTTATTGAATCCGAAAGAGAGAGAAGATTGGCACAAGCAAAAACTGAACAAGAAGCAATTAAGATTAAATATCAAAACGAACGATTGGCGTTGCGTGATGCATTTTGGAAGCAATTACAAGATAACGCAGGTAACGAAGAAGCCATTAAATTAATCAAAGCCAAATATCAAAGCGACACGGCAACTGCCAAAGCAAACTTTGACAAGGAAGAAGCCGAAGCAAACAAGAAAGCAAGTGATGAATTTATTGCTAACAAAAAGAAAGAAGGCGAAGTTGTAAACGCAATTGCTGCCGATAGTGCAACCAAAAGAATCAATTCAGAAAAAGCCGTTCAACAAGCCAAACAAGATCTTTTCAAAGCGTCAATTGATTTGGCAAATTCAATCGCAGCATTGGTAGGAGAGCAAACCAAAACGGGCAAGGCAATTGCGTTGTCAGTTATCGCAGCAGATACGGCAATGGCAATATCAGGTGCATTGAATGTCACGCAGAAACCATCACCGGACAATGTCGCAACGGGTGGTCTTGCTGGTGCTGCAAAATACATCGGATTGGCAGCAATGATTTTGACCAATGCCAAGAAGGCAAGGGATATCCTCAAAGGCGGTCAGCCGTCAGCACCATCAGGTGCAGGACAAATGAGTGGCGGTGGAATGCCACAAATGTCAGCACCAAGAATCAGCTCATCTCTCCCAACAGTTGGGCAATTTGATACCAAAGTTTTCGTGACTGAAGGTGACATCAGAAGAACGACTGATCGTGTGGATACGACAAGAAAAGTATCCGTTGTAAAATAACGCTATTTAGAGATGATGAAGTTACCAGTATACCGATTAGACATCAACGAGTTTGATGAAGAGACAGGCATTGAGTTTGTTTCTTTGGTTGAAACTCCAGCCATACAAAAGGACTTTCTTGCGTTCGCAGAAATCACCCAAAGGTTTGAAATCAAGGATGAAGAAAAACGCATTGTGACAGGTGCAGCAATGATTGCTGATCTACCCATCTACCGAAGGGACGATGTGCGTGGTGAATACTATGTGGTATTTGACAAGGAGAGCATCTTCAAAATTGCCAAGAAGTGGGCAAGAGGGAACAAGTACGATGCGGTGAACACACACCACAAGACACCAATTGCTGATGGCGTGAGCTTGTTTGAATCATACATCATTGATCGTGAACGGGGCGTTATGCCACCGAAGGGATTTGAAGAAGTTGCCGATGGTTCGTGGTTTGTCAGTTACCTAATAGACAACGAAGATGTGTGGTCAAAGGTGAAGTCAGGCGAGTTCAAAGGATTCTCGGTTGAGGGTGTTTTTGACTTTCCAGTTGATGCTGATGAGCAACTAATTGAGGAGATGAAATCCTTGCTTTCCAAATGGAATGGCAAATAAAATTGCAACACTTAAAACAAAAACCTAATTATATAACAAATGAACGCAAAAGAAACACTCAAGGAAATCCGCACAATGCTTGGATTCTCTGACGAACCCGTTGCCGTTGAATTAGCGACTGCTACTTTGACCGATGGCACTGTAATTACTTACGAAGGCGAATTGGCAATCGGAACTGCCATCTTCGTTCAAACTGCTGAAGGTGACATTCCAGCACCTGATGCAACCCACGAGGTTGAAGGTGGATTGTTGGTGACAACCGTTGGTGGTTTAGTTACTGAAATCGTTGAACCTGAAATCGAAGTAGAAGTAGAAGCCGAAGAGTTCGCAACAGTAAGTGCATTCAACGAAGTAGTTGCCAAAATGGAAACTGCAATCGCTGAATTGACTGCTAAGGTTGCAACATTGACTGCATCAAACAACAACCACAAAGAAGCAATGAGCAAAGCAATCGACTTGATTGAGAAAGTTGCTGACTTGCCTTCAGAAGAACCAACAAAAACTCCCGTTTCAAACAAAAAGAACGACCAGTTTGAAGCATTGAAAAAATTCAAAAACGCAATAAACAAATAAAACTATGTCATTTTCCGTAGGAACACTCGCAAACTACACCAATGAGCAGTCAACTGACTTGTTGGTAAAAGCCCTTTTTGGCAGCAAAACTGCAACCTTGTTGCAATCTTCTAACCAAGTTCAAGTAGGTATCAAATCTGCATCTGCTTTGAACATCCTTGCTTCAACTGTTTTCTTCCAGGCAGACGGTTGTGGTTACAATCCATCAGGTACAACTGCCTTCACTCAACGCACTATCACCGTTGGTGCAGTGAAAGTTGAAGAGACTTTGTGTCCTAAAACTTTGGAAGCAAAGTGGATGCAAACTCAAATCATGCCCGGTTCACCAACAATGATTCCTTTTGAAGAGCAAGTAGGTGCTGAAAAGGCTGCCGTTATTGCACAAACTTTGGAAGTTGCAATGTGGCAAGGTGACACCGCTTCAGGTAACCCTAACTTGAATCGTTTTGACGGATTCACCAAAATCGTTGCTGCCGCTTCTCCAGTATTGGCGAACGCTTCACCAACAACTTTCACAACCGTAACTGCTGCGAATGTTGATGACATCTTGGATCAAATCTACGCTAACATCCCTGCTGCCGTTGCTGAAAAGAATGACTTGGTTTGTTTCGTTGGTATTGATGTTTACAAGTTGATGTTGGTTAACTTGAAGAACGCTAACTTGTTTCACTATGTTGCCGATGCTGCCACTTCAATGGATATGGTTTACCCCGGTACTAATATGAGAATTATTGGTGTTGGTGGTTTGAACGGAACTAACAAAATTCACGCTGGTTCTTTGAGCAACTTCTTTATGGGTACTGACTTGATCAACGAGGAAGAAATCGTAAAGATGTGGTATTCTGAAGATTCTGACGAAGTTCGTGTTCGTTTCACTTTCAAGGCTGGTGTTCAGGTTGCTTTCCCCGGAGAAATCGTTTACTTCACCCTTTAATCTAAGGTAGGATGGCTTGTTTATTAACATCAGGATTTACCCTTGATTGCAAAGAAGCAATCGGGGGTATCAAAAGCATCCACCTAATCAGTTGGACTGCATCTAAGTTTACCGTTGTCAGTGGTGTAGTTACCGCAACAACTGTGGTGAGCGGTGATGTATACACTTACGAGCTACCGAAAGCAACCGGCTCAATGACAAACACCACAAATGTGAGCATTGAGAACGGCACATCTTTCAACCAAGCAGACATTGCGTTCAAACTTCGCAGATTGTCAACAACCAAACGCAACGAGATGAAACTCCTTGCACAAGGTCGTTGCTATTGCATCGTTAAAACCAACAATGACGAGTATTGGTTAGCCGGTAAGGACTTGGGTTGTGATGTGACTGCAATGGTCGCCAACACGGGTACTGCAATGGGTGACTCTACTGGATATGAGGTGACTCTATCCGCCATTGAAGCTGAAGCACCATTCTTGGTACAAGCATCAGTGATCACAACATTGGGCATTTAATTCTGCTTGATTCATAGAGAAAGGGGGTGGGCATTTGCTCACCCTTTTTTGTTACATAAAAGACAACTCGCTATTTTACATAGATGCTCCAAGTAACTAAGCAAGATTCCGAATACTGGTATGTGACCTTGACTGAAAAAGTCACGATTGCAAACCCGTATTTTTTATTTAGTATGAAGTGCAGACAAACTGATGCGATCAAGAATTTTATATTGACTGACACATCCACTTTCAAAGAACGATACAACGAGTTCTTGTTTGATGAAGGTGTAACGGATGCCAAAACTTTGGAGGTCGGTGAACACGAGTATAAAATTTACGCTCAGATTTCTTCCAACAACTTGAATCCATCATTGGCTGATGAGTTGGTTGAAACGGGATTATTGAAAGTTCTTCCATTGTTAAACGACGAGTTATTCTATCAGGTATCGTGAGCGAGAAAATCTACACAACCAATCGTGATATGGGCGTTGAACACGAAGTGTCACTCACCAAGAAACTATTCACCACGAATCGTGATATGGGGTTTGAGAGAAGCGTGGATGATGTCAAGAAGAACTACGAAGTAGATGCGTTGACGGCTGCTTTCTTATTAACTGAGGATTCATTTTTATTGCTCCAAGAGGATGGAGGTCGTTTGATAGAAAGTTATGTCTAACAAGAAAATATCCCAACTTGATTCCATTGGAACTATTGATGTCAATCAAGACTCAATTCCAATTGTTGACTATTCCGAGAATGTCACTAAACGGACAAACCTTGCCAACATCGGACAAAGGGTATTGGAAGCCAGTTCAACAACAAACCTTGCAGAAGGAACAAACCTATATTTCACCAATACACGAGTTTACACGAAGGCAAAGGCAGCGTTCAAAGCTGGTTCAAACACATCCATCACTTTTGACGATGCACTTCAAACCATCACCATCGCATCTCAAGGCAATGTTCAATCCGTAAACACAAAGACGGGTGCAGTTGTATTGACAACAACGGACATAAGCGAGGGAACAAACGAGTATTTCACCGCAGCGAGAGTGAGAGCAGTTGTGTTGACTGGTATTTCATTGGTGACAAATGCCGTGATTTCTGCAACTGATTCAGTATTGATTGCGTTTGGTAAGTTACAAGCACAGATCACCGCAAACCTTTCAACACTTACATCACATACATCCG